TAGCCGTATCGGTTACATCAGCCCCTGCCTCAATGCCAGCGAGTTTGCTAATGTCAGCAGCGGTCGTAAATTTATTAGTAGTTGCGGCATCGGATATATCATCGGCGTCAAGGACGACTGCTCCGGTTTGCGTATTGACACTATCAACTGCGTTGACTTCGGCCCCTGCCGCGATGCCGTCAAGTTTGGTTTTGTCGCCATCGACAAAGGCTCCTTCTGCTGGTGGCTGTTGAGCTGAGTCTGCTTTCGTTCCCTGAGCGGCAGTTGCGTAGTCGCTGGAATCGAAAGCTTTTACTTGAGCTAGATTCGTGACTTCAGAATCCATTAAAGCACCAGCGGCGGTGACGTTGGTTGCATCTGTTACGTCTGCCGATGCTTCGATTCCATCAAGTTTTGTCTTGTCCCCGTTGGCAAAGGCTCCCTCCGATGGCTGTAGCTGATACGATGACAAATCTTGATCTGCGGTTGCTCCGGTCTCGATGCCGCTTAGTTTGGTTTTCTCGGCGTCGGTAAAGGCGTTCGTGTCAGATTCGCCCTCATAAGCGGTTTTGATTTCCGATCCGCTCTGATCTTGAGTGGCTCCAGACTCAACCCCATCGATCTTCGCGAGTTGAGCAGCCGTTGCGAATTTGTGAGTCGTAGATGTGTCGTCAATGTCGTCAGCGTCTAGGGTAACCGATCCGGTCTGCGTATTGACCGAATCCACTGCATTGACTTCCGCACCAGTTGCGATGCCCGAGAGCTTAGTTTGCTCCGCGTCCGTGAAAGCGTTGGTATCACTGTTTGATTCATAGGACGTTTTAACGCTGCTAGCGTTGTCCGTAATAACGGTGCCAATCGCCGCAGTAGATGCAGCATTTGAACTATTGCCAATAAAAATTTTGTTTTCATCGAGATTTGGTGTGTCGTTTGTTCTCCCCGCTCCGCCGACCTTAATCGATCCAGCGGTTGCGTGGACTCGCTGAACCATTCCAATGTTCTGCACGAGATTTGATTCTCCGGTCGGCTTCGTCGTTTGAAGCGTTCCGGTTCCGTTAACATATAAATTGTCGCCTGCCGTGTAGCTTGATGTGTCTATGCTAGATAGTGTTCCGAATGTAACAATCTGAACCGACGCATTTAGCGAAACCGTTGAACCAGCCAAACCGAAAGAAGGCATAGTCGCCGAACTAGACGAATCCGCTTTGCTAACGACTGGAAGATTTCCGCTAATTCCTGAAACATAAACCGCATCTCCCTTAGTTAAAGCTTCGCCAGCTTTCGCGTTGAACCGGACCGCCCCTTCAAGGTCGCCGATAAACTCAACCGCCTCTGCGTTTCCAGTTAGCGTCAGTGATGCGTGATTTACGGCATCGCTGTCCCCAATGCCAAGGTTATCGCGAGCATCCGCGTCCGTTGCGGACTGCATGAAGCTGTGAATGTCTGAACTAACTGTAATATCGGGCATGATCTATGGTTGTTGGTATTTGTCTCCCGTCGGTGTTAGGTAGTAAGTTAAGCCGTCTGGCTGGAGGTAGTACTCAAGAACGGGTGCAATTGCGTGGATTCTGTTTGCCGTTATGCTAATGTTGCCAGACCGGTGACTACGTCTAACCCCGTCGATTTCCCAACGATAACCATCGTATTCTATCCTGTCGCCTGTGGTACCGTCAAAGAACCTAGCTATAATCGACATGGATCGAACAGGCTGCTCCTTGTTTGACAGTAGCTTCTCATCGCTAACCATCAACTTCACCTTGCCCCATATTGAGCCCCCTGTGGTGTAAGTTGCGTCTTGCTCGCCGTAGCTGTTAATTGAAACGCCGCGGGTGTAGAGCTCCAGTCTTTGATTCATGCTCATGACTGGCGTGTGGCGTGGATTATGAGCCACTGCTTAAGCTGGTGGCCTGCGGGCTCGATTGAATCGATGGTTAGAACGCCACCGTCTGCTAGAACAATCTCATGCTCTTCCGTCAACCATGTGTTCCATCTAGTTTTAAACTTATACTTGTCCAATGGCTTGACTGCGTTGCTTACGCCTGACTCTTCAAGCTTGATGTACAATTCTTCTGCTCGTATATATCTTAAGAAGGATGTCGTGAGCTCAGACTCCCCGTAACTGTTTATAGCAGCGCTTTTAGCGTAGATCTGTAGGCGTGCTGAAAGCATTCTAGTACAGATTTGTCTTGTTTGTCGATAGTAGGTTTAAAATTGCGGGTGTCCACTTAACGCTAACTGAATTAAATTGGCTTGTCGTGCTGCTGCGATTATCATACAAATCCGTAAGTAACATGAGCATCGCTTGTTTGATTGATGCCGGAACTGAGTCCGCGTCCGCGTATCCCGCTACGAACGTCAGTCTGATGGCGTCTGGTCTTGCGTATACAGCCGGATAGGATTGAGCGCTTTCTTTTACGACCTCAGCTGGCTCAACGAAATCGTTCACCAGATATAGCGAAGAAGAAAGGGTCTGGGACACGTTGTCTTCGTCGTAGTATGTGATTGATGTCAGACTGGTGAACGGTGGCTTTGGCAGTTGTATGACGTCCTCGAACGTGGAGATCGCCAGTTCAAGGGTTTGTGGCATGATCGACCTGTTTAGCAGATCCTCGATTTGTTCGCGCACAATCGTCAAGGAGGTCGTTATCCATGTATCATCTGCTGTCTCGTCGGATTCGATCCGAAGCTGTGCCTTTGCTTCGGCGAGTGTTATTGGCTCGCTTGCTGGAGCAACTGTGACTTTGTAAGAGTGATACATGTGTTAAAAAAGTGGCCCGCCTCAATCCGTGATGTTCCCACTGAATGAAATTACATTGAACCGTTGGAAAAAGGCGGGAGTTTGTTTTATATGGTTTTACGTCTGCTTTTGGTCTTCTGTGGCTTAACCTCTTCGACCCAGCGAGCCGCAATCCATTGTTTGCCCAGAGCGCAGGGCACCTCGTAGATTTCTCCAGTCCGGTACCCCGCGCTAATTGTAGCAAATTCGACTAGTGCTTTAATCTTCAAGATTAAGAAGCAGAGCCGTGTGTGAAAGACGTGAAGGCTGCTGAAAGGACAACCTTTGCGTCGTTGCGTGCGGTGAATTTGTAACCAACTTGTCCGTTAGCAGCGTAGAGCTCAACGAGCTTCTGTGCACTGATTCCGGCGCGATCAGCAATCGTGTAGTAGCTCAGGTCACCGAAAACGATGCTCTTGACGTCAGGAGCAGCAGCGGTAACAGCAGAAGATACGATTACAGGGCGGTTGAAGATGGTGTCAGGAGCTCCAGCTACCAAACCTGGCTGCCAGATATACTGTCCATCGGAATCAACGAGCTTGCGGATGAGCTTAACCATGTCATCGCCCATGATCCAAGTAGCGTTGTCGCGGTAAGCGCGGCCCAAGCTATGGAAGGTGTCGATGAGGTTATCAGCAGTGATTGCAGCGGAAGCACTAACTGCTCCGTCTACGTTACCAGCATACGTTGGGTTGAATACGCCTTGTGGCTGAGCTGATCCAGTACCATTGCAGAAAGAAGATTCTTCAAGAGTAGCGAAACGGCGTCCAGCAACGTTAGCGAGGTATGTCTCGAGATTAAAGAAGGCATCTTGCAAGAGCTCTTCACTGACCTTAACGATACCACCAGATTTGTGTGCTCCAAGGACAACGCGACCAAACGCTGGGTCAACGCTTCCGTAAGCAGCTTCTTCTGCAACGTACGCGAAAGTTCCGACAGTAGACTCAACAGGAATGTTGCGGTCAGAAGCGGTCTTGATTACGTTAGAGAGAGGGCGGAATGGATTAGCAGACTGTAGAAGGGTAACAATCTTCGTCTCGAAAGACTCAGGAACGACATAACCACCTTCGCTGTCGGTACCAACTTGAAGGGCAGCCAAACGGTCACCAGTCAAAGCAGATAGGCCATTGCGGGCGTATGCGTAGAATGCGTCTCCATAGGAGTCAACATTGTTTTCCTTCTCGATAGAAGGCGAATAGCTTTCCTCGATGATGGTCTGAAGACCGGATTCGATCTTGTTCAATTTCTCTTCAGCGCGGATGGCTTTGTCACATTCGTCAAAAGAAGCTTCGATTTGTGCAAGCTTAGTTTGGTCGTCAGCAGACAAGCCTTCAGAACCGTCGAGCAGGTTGCGCATATCAGCAACTAGGCCAGCGCGTTTTTCGATTAGTTTAGACATTGTGTGTGTGTTTTGGTTTTGTGTTGTTGACCGTAGCTCGTTTAGAGGCTGGCCAGTTTGGTTATGATCGCCAGTCGCTGCTGAGCAGCTTCTAAACGAGCGAAATTGTCTTCTTGTTCTGTAGTATCTTCAATAGTGATCGTTTCAGCTTCAGCAACGACATCTGATTCCAATTTGAGGATATCGAGTAGTTCGTTTGGAGCGTTGTTAAAAGAATCGATGTCGACACAAGCGGCTTGCTTAAGCTCACCAGCGATAGTCGTGATTAGCCCGAGCTCGTGAGCCTCTTCAGCAGTGAGCCACGTTTCTTCACTTAGCATTGCTTCAATCTCTTCGCGGCCTAGTGGGCTATTGCTCGCATATATATCTATGAGCGTTTCCTTGTGCTGATCCAAGACTTCAGCTTCTTTGCGTAGGTCTTCGGCATTTCCAGCGATTTGCGTCCATGGTAGGTGCACCATAAGGAGCGATCCCTCTGCCATGGTAACAGTGTCACCAGCTAAGGCAATAACCGATGCAATAGATGCAGCTAGTCCGTCTATGTAGACGTTGATTGTTCCGGGGTGCTGCTTAAGGCTGTTATAAATAGCTATGCCTTGACTGACTGATCCGCCACCACTGTTAATGTGGACGTCAACTTCTTCTTGACCGTCTAGTTCGCTAATGATGTCGATGGCTTGGATCCCTGATCCGCCAATCTGATCGTAGATGTAAATTTTACTCATTCTCTGATGCTGGGGTTGTGCCGAGTGGAGCGAAGTTGAGCGGCTGAATGTGACCATCACCAATTGGTCCGATTCCATTCATGCCCTCACTGCGACGGATTTCATTTACTGATAGGATGCCCATCTCGCGGCCGGTGCGGTAAGCAGCATACCGTGCTTCCATGTTTCCGCGCAGCAGACTATTCATGTCGATGTCGATCACCAAGCTCTTACGTTGAGCCGGTGATAGTAGAGACAAATTGAGCGCTTGCTCGATTGAAACAACAATCGGGCGAAGCGTGCTTGTTACAAAGTCACGATTGGATTCCTCAACAGAGGAGCGTGGTGTAGCAGATTCGACTTGCAGCTTACTTAATGGAACGCCAAATGTGCGCGCAATTTCCTGCGTGTTCTGTTTCTTCTGCTCGCCGAGTTGTGATTCAGCATAAGAGAAGCGTTCGGTGTAAGGCTTTAGCCCGTCGGTTAAAATGGCGGTCTTGTAACTCTCGCCACTCCCTTTGTGTCTTGAATCGAAGGCTTCACGAAGCTTTGCAACCTGCTCCGCTTTCAGATTCTTGTCAGACATCAAAATTGATCCCATCTTTGCGCCATTCTTAAAGAATGTGCTGATGTCGTCCTGTAAGGCAATTGCGAGACCGATAGTGTCGCGAGCCATTATCGTGGTATCGTAACCAACGACGCCGCTACTACTCAGCCCCTTTAAATGCAGGATGCGATTGCGAGCTACCTTCTTACTGTTAACGATGTAGTCAAGCTCGTTTGTCACAGAGTGGACCTGCAACTGAATGTCGCTGGGCTCGATTGGGGTGATTTGGCGGACATTGCCCAAGCCGTCTCTACTCAACAAAGCGTAAGCGTTACCTCGCAGCACCAGATTGGACACCATGGCCGACAACACCTCAGAAGTCGTCATGTTCTTCGACGGGTTGAGCGAAAGTGTGTTGTACATCGGATGATCAACTGCTAACTGGCGATCACCTTCAGGGCTCAGGTAGTGGATTGACAGGGGTAGGGAGCTTATTGCTTTAGATATTACCGAAACGCAAGCATAAACAGTAGATACGCCTAAAGCTGCCACCGGGGTCACATTGACACCAGACGAGCTCAACCCACTAAAAAGAGCATCAACAAGCCATTCATCGGGGCTGGAAAGGTTAGCTTGGACCTCAGCCTTCTTCTTCTTTTTTAAAAAGTTAAGCATTTACATATATATAAACAGTGTTTTAAGCCTGTTTTTGACCCCATTATTTTCAAAAAGGGCAAAATAAACCGTTTTACTGGTGTTTTCACCTATAAAAAGATCTGTGGACCATCATTTTCAACACATTCAGCAGCACGGGCAACCGCCATCCCCAAAGCCACAATCGCATCAATTTTGTCCTTCGACCGTTTCTTGTCCGGTTTCCTGTTTCCAGCGGGATCTTCTGCTAAAATAGTGTTAGAAGCGCACCAAGCAAGCACAGGGTCACCATTATGGACCATGCTCTTTGCTAGTAGATGTCGCTCAATTCCACAGACGGCATCATCCATACTAATGAATCCCTGACCAAACGGCACCATCTCAATGCCCTCCTGGTCCAGTCTTTGCACCAGTTCCGCACTGAAGTGTCTATCATAAGCGAGCTCCTGGATGTCTAAATGGTCGCCCCAGGACATTATTGTCTCGTAAATAGCATCAAAGTCTGTGGTGTTCCCGTCGGTGGTCACGATTGAGCCCTCATTGCGCCAAACAGCGTATGGAACTTTGTCCCGGCGTGTTCTGCTCGCAATGTCATCATTTGGGATGAAATGCTTAGCCCAAATCTTAAGGGGTTCGTCCGGGTCGGTCTCCACAACAGCCACAAGACAGCTTAAGTCTTTCACACGAGCCAAATCCATACCAAGCCACGCCCGACAGCCTTGTAGATCGGCCCAATCGTAGTCGGTTTTCAGTTCTTCCCACTTTTCCGAGTAAATCCACTGGTCATAGCTTTCAATCCAGCAGTTCAGCTGTTTCGTCCTGAAGTCTAAGCTCTTCTGGGGTATCTCCTTTGCCACAGCCACAAGAGCAGACATGTATTCCGTACTCTTACACAGGCCTAAGCTTGGGTTTGCTTTTGCCCAAATTGCAGGGTCGGTCCAGTCGTCGCCTTCGTCAATTGTGTAGTTGAGGAACAGGTAGTCATCAATCTCAGACTGTCCTTCCAAAACCCTTTCACCAAGCTGTATGGCCTTAATAGCTGGTTTCTCGAGTCCAAACTCACCTGCTGTTGAAATCTTGACATACAAATACTCCAACTGGCTTCCGAAGCCTGACTTGATCACATCGTCCAGCTCGGGACCCTCCTGCGCGTGGAATTCGTCCAGAACACAGAAATAGGGGTTAAGTCCATCTAAGCGCCGCCAATCAGCATGCAACGCCTTCATGGTTGTGTCGGTCAGCTTGTTTCTTGTCAGCCAAGTCTGGACGTCAAAGATCTTGAGCAGTTCCGGTGAACGTTTGATGAAGCCACTCATGTAGTCCCGGAGTAGCGAGGCTTGACCTCTGTCTGCCGCAACCGCATAAGCTTGACCGTAGGCCACCCCGTCCATCACAAGGCTTGAAATCATCATCGCAGCGAGCAGTGCGGACTTGCCACTCTTCCGTGGGATGAATAGTGTTGCGTTTTTAAACCTGCGCTGGTTGTTTTCAGACTTCTTCCAGCAGTAGAGATTACCGAGGAAAAACACCTGCCAGTCGAACAGCATCATCGGGCTCCCGTCTTCCAGGGTAAGCATCGTCTCAATAAACTTGACCCTGAGGTGTTCCTCATCTAAATCGTAGTATATGTCAGAGCGCTTCAGATCGTCCAGATGACGTTGTGCCGCCAGCTTGACCCATTTACATGCAGGCACCTCGCCAGAGACCACAGCGGTCGCATAGACTGATGCCCGTGATCCGTCGTGCTTCATGATAACAGATTGCCCACCTTCATAGCCGCTTGTATAAGAACATCACTCCCAAAGGCTAGGTTTGACTTTTTCTGGGAGTCGGCATGATCGATCGGGTTCGCCAGGA